TCAAACAAACTTTGCACAGGCTTATTCTTTTCAGGTCTATCTAGCGTTGGGTCTACCTGCAAACAGCAAATCAAATAGTCGCAATGCTCTTTCGATTCTTTAAGCATTGCCACATGTCCTGCGTGAAGCAAATCAAAGCAAGACGCAGTTATACCTACTTTCACTTTATTCTTTCTCCATGAACGCTTTTAGGGCGTAGAACACCAAGCTGTTTCTATAGCCGCCGTCATGAGTTGGCACTATATCTGTTACGCCGTGTTTATTACGCCAAGCAGGGTAAACCAACAAACTGTTATTGGGTTGCTCAAAGATTGCGTCATATTCTGGGACATAAAGACATCCCCCACTGCTGTTCTGTCTAGTTGTGTAAATACAGTTATAGCTAGGAACCACATTGCCCTTATCTATATGTATAGGTGCGCTGATATTGTAATTACTGATAGAACTCGTAAACATTTCTCCGAACCTCCACTTTTCGGGAATAGTTTTCATTGCTTTAACTTGCGATTCATACATCTCAGGGCATACATCTTTAACAATCTTGGTCATTTCATCAGCGGCTAATCGCATCGCTTTGACAAAAGGTTTCGCAGACTCAACTGAATGAACGCTGCTTTTGTTGTGATACGGTCGACGCATATGCGGTTTAGCAGGGATATTGCCGATAATAGTGCTGTATTGTACCGTTTGCTCCGCTTTCGCCTGTTTTCTTGTTTTGCCCTCGGTGTATACGGCGTTAAAAACATCACTACGCTCTAGCAAACTTTTAGGAACTCTTTTGCTTCTAAGTTCTGTGTCAGCAAGAGTCATTAGTTTTTTGAGTTTTTCAGAATACTTGCCTACATCTGCAATATAAAATCCAACAGCTTTACCGTCTTCAACAAGTAAGCAGTCATGAAAAACATTAGGCTCAATAACGCCTACGCGCTCGCCAACTCTTATGTCTTTGTTATTGTTAACAATGTCGACCGTAATCATCTGACTTCCCTGCCGCAGCTTTTGGCGAATCCTTTTATATCTGCCTTTACATCTAGCCTATCTTTTTTCTGAACAGCTTTTATCCAAGGAGACCATTGCAGCGCCATTTTTTTAGCTGCTTCGGCATCATTACCTTCTGCATACCAATCATGCAGCCCTCCTTCGTTAGTTCCTATTGATGGGCAGGAAAACCAGTGCTTGTTAAATCTTAAAACGCCATGACCATTTTGTATGGTCTGCATTTGAAAATCGCGGTCTTCTTTTGTGTTTTCTCTGTATCGCCAACTTATTTTATCGACCTTCATCAAGACGCAAACTTCACACCATTTAGAATTAACGCTGTATTTTTTCTTTTCAGTCCAAGCGTATTGCGTATAGTTCATTCCAAATATTTCAAATGGCAATTTTTCTGCAACAGCTTCAATTTCTTTCAGTATATTTGCGTCTTTTTTTATAGTTTTTTTGTCAAAAATACCAAATCCTTGTATATCATCATCGCTAAACCAACAAGTTTTGACATCATTAGCCTTGCACCAATCAAGCATAAAGTTTCTGACATAGGTTATTCCTTGGTTATCTTTTTCTATGCTTACTTTATTTTTAACTTGATAGCGGTCATAGTCTTGAGGCTCAAGAAAATGAAAGACTTCATATCCTGCTTCTTCAAAAATTTTATAGGCTTTAGTGTTTGGTCGCGCTTTACTTGGTATGCAGACTATCATTTCAGTTCTTTTCGCAGATAATTGAGGATTATGCCGCCAATATATGCGCCGTCTTTTCTTAGTTGCGCGATTAATTCTTTGGCTTCTTCGTAATCAAAGGCATCAAATTCTATCTGTATCGCTTTCTTAACTTCATCAGAGTAGCCATCAAGCTCTTCATCGTGGCTATCGTCATCAAGAATAGAATAGTCGACCTCTCCTGCGAAATCAGGAAGCACAGACCAACCCAATATATCTAAATCAAAATCAAGATTCTTTAGAGTTTCAATCTCTATTTTCAATAATTCGTCATCCCAACCAGAATTTAGAGCGAGCTTGTTGTCAGCAATGACGTAAGCCTTCCGCTGCGCCTCTGTAAGACCTTCTAGCGTGATAGTCGGGACTTCATCAAGGTCTAGAAGTTCAGCCGCCACAAGGCGTCCATGACCCGCTATGACAGAGCCACCTTCGTCAATAAGAATAGGATTGGTAAAGCCGAATTCGCGGATAGATGCTGCGATTTGCTTTATTTGCGACTCAGAGTGAGTGCGTGAATTGTTGATATACGGTATCAAGTCGTCCGTAGCGACATATTCTATCTTTAACACATTCACCCCCAGTGATTGCTTTTAGCCTCAAGCTAGGGGTGAATGGTAACACTTTTTCTAAAAAAGGCTAGTCCATTGAGTAAACAGCATATCCTGCCTTACCATTGCTAATTGTCGTGGTGTTAATCACATAGCCTTTATTTCGTAAGGTGTGAATTCTAGCTGCAAGCCTTGTTATTCCGTACCTCTCAAATGCCTTCATGCTAGTTATTTTGCCATAACGGTTGATGTGTTTTAGCACCTGCATTTCTTGAGTCATAGCTTTCTCCTAACTGGGGGTGCTATTAATTTTTAATTTCACCCCTTGATTAATAAAAAATATGTCTACCTATCTTGCGTCTAACATCCAAGCCTTCCGACCAGTACGGCTGTATATCGTCACGATGGTAGAACACAGCGCCACCAGTAACATCAACCAAGGTTGTCTCAGCGTGGATAGCGATTGATAACGCCAAGGTATAAGCCTCATCATCGTCAATCGTTTCTGGCTTGCCATCGCACCAGTAAGAAAAGTGGCATTGATGGCGAATAGGGTGACCTGCCCAATATTTAGCTTGCTTGGTAACTTCGCAGGGAGTGTTTGGGTAATCAGGGGAATGGACTCTATTGATTATCGTATTAGCTACGGCTACCTGCCCCTCTAACGACTCTGAGCGAGCCTCGAAGTAGATAGCCATAGCAATACAAGCAACTGAGGTAATCATAAGCAGTGGTGTGCGCTAATGATGGATGACTCGTAGCCCATAATTGTTTCGTAGGCTACGGCGCGTAATCGTTGGAGCGTAAACTTCTGAATCTCTTTGGCTGTGGATAAGTATTGAAAGTCGGCTAAGTCGTAGATAAGAGCGTCAAACTTGTCTATATCATCGCCTATAGCAACCTCTAGCAAGTCGGGCTGAATAGTTCGCAAGTGCCGCCAAACGATGTCTAGCACTAACTCTGTGGGCTGAACCTTATCGTCTGTTATCAGTTCAGGCATATTCTCTAACAGGATTTTAGTTATTTCTGCGCTCATTATTTGCACTCCTTGAAAGTGTTTTTGTAATCAGGCCACCCGAAGTCGCCATCTGTATCTATCCATAACTGGTGCATCGTGCAGTAGGTGTCACCCTCTATCTGCTGCACTTCTAGGTCTGTATCGCTTAAAAAAACAGCCATTGAACTGGCTAACGAAGCGAGTGCTATCACTATAACACCCGTGGCTAGTATGTTCTTCATGATACGAACTCCAACTGGATATTTCTAACAATAAATTCGTCTATAGAGCCTGAGTAAATTGTTTTCCAATAAGATTGAAAACCGTCTTGCTCTGTAAATGAGCTAATGCGTTCATCAACTCGCACATCTTTACGGTCTATTGTGTAGCGATACTCAGTATCACCGTGAGTCTGATGGCTGCGCGTAATCTGTGCGCCTGTGTTAGCTGCGATGAATGCTTCTAAGATTGGGCGGCGGTCAGTCTTGGCGATAAATAGCGCCTTTCTGAAATACTCTGCTGCGCCTGTAGGGTAGCCATCGTGATGGATATAAACGCAGATGTCTTCCGCTGCCATTAAGTTGTTGGTAAATAGGTAAGTTGCTCGTGTAGACATTTTGCTTCTCCTTATTTGTAAGTAATGAAGATGTTTTCAATAGCTTTCTTATAATCAACCCATAGCTTGTAGCTTGGAATGTCCATGCCGTTAGCCCTGCGCTCTGCCATCTCTTCTCTGTACTGTGCTTTTGTAAATTCGTTCATTTTTTTATCTCCTTGTTAAGTGTAAGTGAAATATGCGCTCATCCAACAAAGAAGTAAAGCATTTTTTTACAAATAAATAGATTATTTTACATCCTCTTCTGTTTCAACCTCAGAAAATTGCAGTTTCGACCTAATCCCATTAAGCGTCCTATAATGGTTACTTAAAACATAAGATGACATTTCGCCGAGGTCTTCTATATTTAAATCGTCATGTACTGATTGAATCTGAATCACTAGCAAATCAATCAGCAGCTTTACTTCAGACCTTTGTAATTTCACTAACTTTTGTTCTTCTCTCATTTTCTTCTCCTTGTTTTTACAGTACGTCAATGGCGTACCCTAGCTATCCATCCACTCTTCGTAGCTCTTAAGCGGCTCACCAGTGGTGAAGTCGTTACCCTTGCCATCGTCAGCGCAGGTTAGGTAAATCTCATACTCGTCAGAGTTAGTGCCACGAGCCTTAGTTTGCCAAAAATCGTTTTGTTCTAGTTCCATGATGCTTCTCCTATTTCTTGTTCTGCTTTAGTTATCGCCCAATTGCACAACCCTTCTGTAAAAGACTCTCCGTTAGCTAAAGCCTTGTCTAGATATTTATCCGCTAAATCAGATATTTCTATTTGCTTTTGTTCGATTTGTTCGTCTGTCATGATGCTGCTCCTTATGCGAATAATGTTTTTTGTATTAGGTCGTTGTCTACAAAGTAGGAAAGCTCGCTTTCTAATGCAGACATAAATTTTTCTGGGCTAGCATTGAAGGCGTTCATTGAGAGCCACTCGTTTGATGATTCAATTACTAGCTTTCTTGCGAAAGAAGGTGAAACTTCCATTTCCTTAGCTACCGCAAAAATTGCTGATGGTCTTGATGTAGTTGTCATGATGCTTCTCCTGTTTTATTTAGTGGGCGTTCAAAAGATTTGTTTGTATCGAAGGGTTCTAGCCTTCTGCCTGTAGGGGAACGATGTAGACTAAAGCCTTATGCCGAGGTCGCACTATTTACCCTTGAGCTGATACAAACAAATCTTTTCAATGCCCTCCTAATGCCCCCGAAAGGGCAGTGATTTTATCTAGCAATTTATTCCTTGTTCTCGCATTGCCTGAGCGTCTGCACGAATTGAATCGAGGTTTTGTCTCTGAGAATTAATCGCTGCGTCAAGGGTCTTGAATGAACGAAGGCGACCATCTTTATAAATTCTAAAAGGTCTAATCGCATTATTAGTCTCTATAACATGACCTTGGATTGTGTTATGAATTATCATGGTCTTCTCCTTGATGCCCCCGAAGGGGCGGTAAGTGATTAAAGTTCGGTTGGGTTCTTGTCGCCGCCGCAGTAGTAGTCTTCCATTTCATCGCGCGGAAACCAAAAGTGCTTTGAAGCGTATTTCCAGTTTTCTTCTCCGCATTCTTTCATTTCTAGGTCAAAACCTTTTGCTTCAAATTCTGAGCAACCGCCTTTTTGCTTGATTGATGAAATGAAACCGCCGATTTGCTGTGGCGTATAATCCCACTCGTTCATCATTATCATAATGTTAGAGTTATCATTCCCATCAAAAGTAGCTTGCGCGATAAAAAGCAGTTCAGATTTAGTGAAGTTATACATAATTTATTACCTTTATTAAGTGAGTGTGAGTGAACTATGCTCTCACTAAACAAGGAAGTAAAGCCCCTTTTTACAAATAATTGAAATATTTTTACTATTAGGGGCTAAGTCACTGTTTTTATAGCTAGTCAGATATCCAAATTTTTTCTCATTTCGGCTATTTTAGCGCGTAATTCTTCGCCTGTGAGCATCTTTTCCTTCTTTTCGATAGCGAATATAGCGTGTGACCTATGGCTTTTGGTCAGTCGGCATAGCTGTCGGAAGTTTGGCAGGTCTAGAAACTTAGTATGGTCTTGCGCTGCTTTGATGCCGTTCATAAACTCCTCCTCGGTGAAGTCATTGGTGAGCGAGCGATACCAGACTTTGAACTCAGTTGAGCCAACTGGGTCCGATGCCTTTTTCATCGCTTGCAGCATCCTCCACCCCTTCGCCATTACCTCCTGTGAGATATTGCCTGAGCGCTGCGTCTGATTGGTCTGACTTTGTGATTGATTTTTGTTGATAAGAGTTGAGACTGATTTGGTCATCGAATCGTTCATTTTTAAGATACCTTTCTATGTGCTGAAAATTAGGGGAAAACTCGCCGCGCATTCTTTGTATTTCTTTTGCCATGCGTTGTTTCGTGTAGTTATCTATAATGAAATCTACATCGTCAGAGTCTATTTCCATAGCAACAAAGACTTCGTGCGCTTTAGTCTTGCTACCTTTTTCTCCGTAGTCAGTATCAAAAGCCTGCCATAGCCGCTCGAAGTGTTCAGGGTATTTTCTTCTTTTCATAACCTTCTCCTTAATTTTAGACAACGTAACCTTAAAGGCTCTGACGAGCCCTTTAGGGATATTCTATCGCGCTAACTCAGTACCAGTGTATCGAATATGGTCTCTATCTAACTGCATTAAGCATTAGCAGTTAAGGCTTTTTCGCTCACAGGTGTCGCCGACTCTTGGGTTTAATTATTCCCAAGCCTAAGCCCACTGGCTGAGTGTCGGTAGGTGAAGTGCTATGGATATAGAAGGGAGGCGTGATAAGATAACCGTAGTCGGGTGACCGTATCTTCCCTCTCCTATATCGGACTTTAGGCACGCCAATGCCACCGACTCATTCATTAAACCCTTTCTGCGCACAAAAAAAAACCCCTTCCCATATCTTTTTATATATTTAAAAAAACACTTTACTTCTGTAAAAGGTAACCCCATACTTCATGGTGTCATTTTGACTTCAAGGAGAAAAGGTTATGAACACAAGTACAGAAATAAACGAGTTAGCAGCAGCTATGGCTATCGCCCAAGGGCAGATGGGCGCTGCATATAAAAATAGCTCAAACCCCCACTTTAAATCCTCATTCGCTGACCTAGCATCTATTAGTGATGTTATAAAGCAGCCCCTAAGCGATAACGGATTATCAGTGGTTCAGTTCCCTATTAACAACGAGCAAGGTGTAGCAATCACCACGCGAGTCATGCATAAGTCAGGGCAGTGGATAGAAGAATCGTTCGGCATCAAGCCTGTTAAAGCAGGTCCACAAGAATACGGTTCCTTAATTTCTTATTTTCGCAGATACGCGCTCGCAGCTATATTCGCTATTCCTCAGACAGACGATGACGCTAATTCCATACAGCTCGCAGCAGAAGCCCCTCAGAAGCCCGTAGACGCGATTACAGGCGACCAAGTAAAAGCCTTAGTGAATCTATTAGATGGCGACGAAAAGCTCAGGACGCAGCTTATGGACGCTCATGGCATATCTAAGCTAGAGCATCTGCAAAGTAATCAGTTCCGACCAGTGTATGACAAGATAAATCAACTCAAAGGAGTAAAGAAATGATAATAGATGCAAAAGATCGCTTTACATCACCTGATAAAAGAGATGATAATAAAGGCTTCTTTTACACAACGCCAAAAGACTTTGACTGTGTAGCCTTAGCGGCAAAGTTAATAGCGTTGATGGAAGAACATCTGGAGCAAGAAGATGAGCAAGGGCAGTAAGCCTAGACCGTTAGCGGTCAGCCAAAAACAGTTCGCAGATAACTTCGACAAAATTTTTAGGAGAAAGGAAATGGAACTAGACCCAGTAGTAATAGATGAGCAGCGTTATAACGACCCTGCACCACAGAAGCTAGAACCGCTAGAAGATAGGGTGGAATATGATACCGACCTAGCAATGGATTCTTATAAGCGCCACGAAATGGTACGACTAATTCTTGAAGACTTTGAAGATAAGGAAAGCAAGAACTACCACGAGCTTGCGTTAATCCTTTGGGGTTTCGTAGAAGACGAGCTAGATATGCAGAAGCTCAGGCTGCAAAAGGAGGCTACATGATTATTATAGATTGCGAGCAGGGTACAGAAGAATGGTTTCAAGCTCGCATGGGCGTCCCTAGTGCTAGTAACTTTAGCAGAATCTGCACGACTACTGGTAAATGGTCTGCACAGGCTGACAGTTACATAAACGAGCTAGCAGCGGAGGTTATTACAGGTAAGCGTTCAAACGGCTTTGTGAGCGATGCCATGCTGCGAGGCGTGGAGTTAGAAGACCAAGCCAGAAAGAATTTTGCCTTTATGTACGATTACGACAGTTACGACCTTTTCGAGGTTGGTTTCTGTATTAATGAAGACTTAGGCGTTGGTTGCAGCCCTGATGCCCTGATAAGAGACAACATGGGCTTGGAAATAAAATGCCCATTAGCCCACAACCATCTAGCGTATCTGCGAGACGGAGTGCTACCAACTAAGTATATACAGCAAGTGCAAGGCAGTTTATTGGTAACCGATAGAGACGTTTGGAATTTCTACAGTTATCACCCAGATTTCGGCGAGCAGTTGATGGTCGAAGTACACAGAGATGAAGAGTTTATCGGTCTGCTATCAGACCATTTAATAAAAGCAACAGACCTAATCGGCGAATGTGTCGAGAAATTCAAAAAAGGAGAAGTGTAATGTCACTTAATAAAGTAATGCTAATCGGTAATGTTGGACGCGACCCAGAGTTTAAATCTACTTCTAACGGTACAGCACTGGTCAATATGCCTATCGCTACTACAGAAAAGTGGAAAGATAAGCAGGGAATGCAGCAAGAAAAGACAGAATGGCATCGTGTCGTAATGTTTAACAAACTTGCAGAACTAGCAGGGCAGTATGTAAAGAAAGGCTCGAAGCTGTACATAGAAGGCAAGATTACTACCAGTTCATACGAGAAAGACGGTGAAAAGCGTTATAGCACCGAAATCATCGCTAACTCTATGCAGTTTTTAGATTCTAAACCGCAGCAGTCAGCACCGCAGCCGCAACATAAACCTGCGCAGCCAGATAATCCTTTTGGTAGTGACTTTGACGATGACATTCCGTTTTAGATAAAAAAAGCCCGACTAGGTAGGAAAAAGCAAAATCCTAGTCGGGCTTCAACTTCTTTTCAAGGAGAAGGCACACAGCTGCAACACCATGTGACCCAAACATACCAACAAGGAATAGAAAATGCAAACAGCAAATATCGGCGCAAGTATAATCGAAGCGCAACACATTAAAAGAATGACCACAGTAGACCTAGCTAAAAAGCTAAACGAATCGCGTCAGGCTGTTTACTACACGCGCAGACAGAAGTCGGCATCAATCCATAAGGTTCAGCAACTGGCAGAAATTTTTGGCTACACGGTAGACGAATTTATAGCTATTGGAGTTACAGATGCGTAGCAGTGACTCAGCAGAAAAAGATGACGCCAGAAAGCTATTAGAGCGTGATATAAAACGCTACTTAGAGGTCGGCGGTAAAATCGAAGTGTTACGAGGGCAGACTTTCTCAGATACCGTAGACCCCGAATGGGGCAGACAGAGCGAGTTTAGAAGTCGCATGGGTGAAAATAGGACTAAAAAATGAGTGATAACCGTTTCCATATAAACTCAGCAGAAAGCCTAGAAGAGTTTACTCAGCTAATTATTGAAGAATGGAAGCGCGACAAGTTTGTTACCGTACAGTGGAAAAAGGGCAAGAGGCGCACCAATGCTCAAAATAGCGCCTTAGCGGTCTACTGCCGTCATTTAGCAGAAGCCCTTAACGATGCGGGTTATGATATGAAGCGCACCCTGAAGCAAGAAATAGAAATCCCATGGACAGAAGACAAAGTGCGCGAGTTCTTGTGGAAACCTATACAGCTAATCGTAATTAACAAAGAGTCTACGACTGAAGCTAATACAGACGAGTATTCTAAGGTCTACGATGTTCTAAACAGACAGATAGCCACCAAGTTTGGCGTAAGCGTACCGTTCCCATCACGAGAAACCTATGAAACTAAAGATTGAGATAGACGAAAGCGAAGCCGAAGAAATTATGGAACTAGCTCGTGATTTAACAGATGTCGTTGAAGCATTAAGAAAACAGGTCAAAGAATTAAAAAGGCTATGCAATGAACAGAAAACAATGTCTTGAGACCATACAGCTATTGGCTCGCATCACAGCGGCAGACGATAACGGCTATGTTCAGTGCGTATCTTGCGGAGTTATAAAACACTACAGAGATGGAATGCAGGGCGGTCACTATATTCCAAAAGGCAGCAGTTCTTACTGGGCGCTAGAGATTGAGAATGTCCACCCGCAGTGTGTCGGCTGTAATATCTTTGGAATGAAAAGTGGCGCAGCAGCGCAGGAGTACACTCTCTGGATGGAAGATATGTATGGGCGCGAGTTCGTGCAAGAAATGTTAGAGAAACGCCGCAACCCAGTTAAATTGTACAAAAAAGACTACGAAGAAATGTATAAGGAGTGGTCTGAGTTAATCAAATACCATCAAAACCGAATAGGAGAATGTTGATGCGACCAACTCACGCTGTAGTAAATGGCAAGACTATACAACTATTAACCAGTATAGAACTGGAAGAATTTAGTTATAAGTTAAAAGAATTTAAAGGTGATGACTATAGAGGCATTCTGACCCTAATGATTTTCTATAACCTGTTCGATGATTTTTTAGACTCAGATGAACAGATTTGGGAAAAGTACAAAGTTTTTATGAACACAACAAACGAAATGAGCAGAGAAAGCGAAACCACACACTAGGAGAAAGCAATGGAAGATTTAATGCAACCAATGAGCCAAGCAGAATTACAGGCTTGGATATTAACTGGCGCAAATGAACTACCTAAAGAATCAGCAGAGTTACGCGCAGTTGGCACTCTAATCAAAATGATAAACGAATCAGCAGAATTTTTTGCAGCGCACCCAGAGTGTGCCGAAAAGTATTCGACTTATTTTGAATCTAAGAATAAGGAGTTTAACCATGGATGAGTTAATTGATAAGTGTACGCAGTGGAGTAAAGACAGAGGCATTATTCAATACGGCTCTACGGAATCACAGTGCCTAAAACTTGTTTCAGAGGTTGGCGAGTTATCTGACAACATCGCCAAGGGCAGGGATGTTTACGATGATATAGGAGACTGTCTAGTGGTTCTGAATAACTTAGCGGTTATGCACAACACAAGCCTAGAAGAGTGCTTAGCGTTTGCTTACGAGGATATTAAAGACCGTAAAGGAATGATGCAGCCCAACGGTATATTTATTAAGGAGACAGATATATGAGCAACAAAGATATACAGGTCGGAGGGAGTCATTACAAGGACATGAAGATACAGCCGCTAGACTATATCGTTGAGAATGAAATACCGTACAGGGAGGCGAATGTTATTAAGTATGTTTCGAGGTATAAAGCCAAAAACGGAATAGAAGATTTGCGTAAAGCGCGGCACTATTTAGACCTTCTTATAGAATCTATGGTTAATCAGGAATAGTATTCGCCGCTCTCTATCATGTCGCACAACTCAACTGCTCGGCTACCAACTTGTTCAGCCCAACGAGAGTCCATAAATTCAAAAGAAGCCTTAGCGTAATCTTCATTAGCCATTGCTGCTAAGGCTTTCTTGAATGTAAGCAGCCTGGTTATTCCTAGATTAAAACCGATGTCTATCATCGCGTCTCTTCGGGCATTATCTAAGTCAGAAAACCAATCAAAGTTGCTTTCTAGCTCAGTAATTACTCGCTCTAGGTCATTCATGAGTAAAAAGTCTATTTCTTTACTCGTTAAACCCATGCTTTCTAGGTTACGACCAACACCAATAGTTTTAATCCCAAGTGAATCTTCGTAGACATATTTTTTAACGCCTTCGTGCCGCTTAATCATTTCTATCAGTTTAGCCATATTATTTCTTTTTGAATAATCCTGTCGCATTGAACAAAGCTATTACCGCCCTAACAATATCATGGGCAACTGGTTGCAGCTTATCAAACTCTTCATCTATATCATCAGCCTTTTCAATAGCCGCTTTAAGCAGAATATCAAAAGCAATCAACTTTTCTTTACCTGCACCATCGTCAGGAATTGTATCTTCAATTAGCTTTACAATATCTACAACCATAACCCACAGTTTCTTTACCCAACTAAGATAAGTAAAAATATTCATAACTTACACTCCAATGTTAATAGGATGGCTTCAACGCCATAGATGTTAGGTATTACATCAACCCAGTGCGGATTAGCCATTACAGGTTTAACGCCTAAATCACATCCCGACTTTTTCAGATGTTGATAGTGTGAGCAACCAGTTAACAAGAGCAAGAATACCAACAGCAACAGAGTCCACAGTTTGCTCATCCACTGGTATTGCATAACCAAACGCCTCTGCTGCTTGAATGCCCGCCCAGAATGCCCCTGTGAGCGCCGTAGCGGTGATTTGGCGGCTTTTCCACTTAGCAGGGTCTGATACTGCCTTACCTTTTTTTAATAACGTATAGGCTGCTTTTGCGCGTCTAATCATCGTCTTCATCCTCTAGCAGATTGAAACAAAGTGATGATTTATAAGTTTCCATTAAGCCAATTAAGACTATAGGACTTACGCCAAGTTCAATTTGTGATTCAGCCCAATTTCCTAGCTCTTCTAGTGCATTTTCTATGAGCCTATCATTGCGAACATCTGGAAACTCAATTGTAGTCATCCTATATACCTAAACGCTGCGCCGATTGCCGCTGCTAACACTAGCCAGACTATTCGCTCAGCTGATTTACCTTTAATGACGCTTTCGGATAATCGGTCTACCTTTTCATCCATCGCGTCTACTTTAGTCTCAATATGGGACTGCCGATTAAAGACAGTGACAAGGCGCTCTTCAACACGAGCCAAAGAAATAATTGCCTCCTGCAATCCATCTATTTTTGCTTCTACTCGGCTCAATCGGTCTTCCATTTTCATACCTATAGCGTCAGGTCAGGGACTTTGCGCAATTCCCTGATTTGATAAACATGACGGATAGCCTCACCGCCTTCTTTGTGAAAAACAATTTGGTGCATAACGCTAGCCGCACCGTACCCTGCACCTGCGTGCCAGGAATCTGGTGGTGCTAATGTGCCAAAGGCTTCCACGAAAACGCCGTTATCTGTCTCTATGGCGTTCTGATGGTGAATATGACCGACTAACCACTTACGGTAATTAGTTGAAGACCATTGCTCAGGAAGCATCTTGGGTAATATCGCGCCAAGTTTAACAGCTTTAACTTTATCACCGTGGTGTACCGCTAGCAGATTATTGCCAAACTGTAGAGTATGGAAAAAACCATGTGGGTCTAAGATAGTAACTCGTGGCTCTTTTGAGTAATAAAACTTTAAGATTAACGCGAGCGCGATTGCAGTATCTGAGTCGTGGTTACCTCTAGCCATCACAACAACGCAACTCTTATGTTTCGTAAGCAACTTATCTATTGCAAATAGGAACGTCTGAGCGGCTATTTCTAGCACTACCTCGATGCGCGTATCTACGTCTAGCTTAGTTCCTGCAAAAGTCGTACCGCCTGAGCCATTGGCGTGGATAAAATCACCGACATTAACCAATAAGCATTTTTCAGAGGGAGGCGCTAAATCAACTAAGTAATCAATCGCATCTAACATATCACCAGATGATATTTTAGTATCGTAATCACGAGCCTTAGTTTCTCTTGCGTCAGCCCTCATCCCAAAATGTGCGTCACCAATTACAATCGTAGGCAACAGGTCATCAGCAAACTTCTTCTGCTTTGGTTTTGCTTTTGGCTTGTATTTTGGTAAATCTTTGGTAAGACCTTCAACAAACGCTTTGATTGCTTCATCGCGTTTTGCCTCAGTCATTGTGCGCTTAGTTTTTAACCAAGCCTTATTACCTTCATCATCCGAAGTGTAGATAGACCGACCAATAACAATCTCACCCTCTGGAACGTGGCGTCTTGCATCCCAATTCCCAGAGTAACCCGCACTTGCGGCGTAGTTTTTAACCGCACCAATGTGGTCGCGCACTGTAGACGGAGAAACACCCAAGACACCCGCCGCTTTAGCAACAACTTCCCCGCAGTCTTCCCACGCTTTTATTGCTTGGCGTTGGCGGTCTGTCTTCGCGTAGTCTACTAGACTCATTAAACAACCCTGACTTTAAGATTATTCCCTGCCAGTGCGGTAATCCTTACCTTGTTCTGAGCAGGAGCATCGAAGTCATAGTCAGTTCCCAAG